AGGCATACCACCAGCGGGAGGCATACCAGGGATAGGTGCTTGAGCCATTGCCTTACCTTCAGGGGTAGCACCACCCGCCTGTGGCAAGGTTTGGAGCATCTGAAGAATTTCAGACTGCTGGAGTTCATTAGTCTTGCCTTTGCGTGGGCCAATCAAACCGCTGAGTTGGCGAATAGCGTTCAAGGCTTTTTGTCCTTCGGCAGATTCTGAACCGAAAGCGGGGAGAGATTGTTCTAGCAAGTCCATTGCCATGCTGATGTTGATGAGAGCAGCTTCTTTGCTTCCCATCTTTGGCTCTGGTGTGGACATGGGTGAAGCCATAGGAGATGTTTCTGCATCAGACATGTCGCCAGTTGGCATTTCTTCTGGCATAGGAGAGGCAGCACCCGCTGAACGGTTGCCTTTCATTAACTCCATCAACTTATCTGTTGGAACACTCATAATCACTCCTTGCCGTGTTTGTAACCACTTACTTCCACTTTGTCAATAGGTGGGGGGATTTTATGTCTCCCCCCAAGACAAATCCGTTAAGGATTACTTGCGGCTTTTACGGCCTTTACGAGCTTTACGCATGGTCTTCTCCAAGGTTAGAGGCGGCGAACTATTTGAAAAGGGAAGTAAGCCACACCCTTATCGCCCTTACGGGCAATTCTTATCTGCGCTGCTTGCGCCCACGTTTTGCTGATTTGTACATTATCAACTCCGAGTTTGTTGACGGTTGGAGTCCCGTTGACTCCTCCCATACGAGGTTTTATACCCAGTTTGACGCAATGTCAAGTTAGGACTTGCTTCGCTTCTTTTCAGCGAATCTGTTGATGCCCGTGGCTGGTCAGCTTTTGGGGCGGTCATTGCTTGTGTTGCCATCATCCCACCTTCTTTAAGTCAGGTTTACCCTCTGATTTTGGAGGCTGTTGCTGTTGTTGCGCTTGCTGTTGCTGTTGAGCTTCAGCTTGCTTGGCTTCCATCTTTTTCAGCCGCTCTAAAAGCAATTGTTTCATTGGCGGCTCAATCAAGTCAAGCAAAGATTCTTTGTCAATCACATTTGCTTGGAACAATTCAAACGCCAGTTTACGGCTGTCTTCCATGAAAATGGGGCTGTTGGAGTGAGCGTCCACTTTCACTACATAGTCTTTGGTGAACTGTTCTGGGATAAACTTTCTACCTTCAGTGTCTGTTAGGTGAGTCTTGTCGTAGGCTTGCATACACTTGAGGTACAGAGTAGCCAGCTTCTCCAAGCTGTCCTCAATAACCAGTGCCCGTTTTTTGGCACGGCTTGAGCCTAGACGGGCAAGCTGTGAGGCGTGACCTGACGAGCGAACACCCGCTTCACCACGGCCTTGCAAGACAGACACAATGCCAGATGCCTCCTCAAACATCAAGTCAATCTCGCCAATTTCTTTGAACAAGTCTGGCGGCAGGGATGGTGCTAACTTCTCCACCTTGGCATTGGGCATGTCGGTTGCCAACAAGCCACCAGCACGGTTTAGAGCAAAGTTCTTCTCATCCAGAATGCCCGTAAAGCCAATCAGGGCGGTAGGTGGGCTGACCTGTTTGGCAAGCAAGTCCAGAATTTCAGACATCCGCTTGTTGCGGAGTTGCTGAAGGTAGACCAGACGCTGAACTTCGGATGAACCCCAGTAGTAGTCATACAACGGGTTGGGACAGATTTGGACAAAAGGCAATTCGCCTTTCAAGAACATGGACTCGCCTGGTCGGTCATAGATGATGACATCAGGGTCAGCCTTGGTGACAACTTGATAGTCTTTGATTTCATCGTTCCACACCCAGAGTTCAGTCATCTCTATGGTGTCTTCAGCAACAGTGGCCTTGTACTTAGGGTTGCCATTCAGGTCAAGGTTGACGTTGCCGTACATGGTGGGGTTGGACTGCGACATGATGATGCGCTGAACACCGTTGGCAACTTCTGTTCTTTCGTGTTGAGTAGAGGTGACACGCTTGACAATTTCTTCCCGTTTAGGGTGGCTGTACAGGCGGTCAAAGAGTTCAGACTTCGTGATGTAGTAAGTCTGGACAATGGCCTCTTGCCTGTCAGAGTATGGGATGTCTTCTCGCAACACACCCATACTGCCTGGCTCAACCATGTAAGGGTGTATGCCGTTGTTCATCACAATTTTGACAAAGGTGGTGTTGTAGTCTAGTGCCCACGTGACGGCAGTTGAGAACACTTGGTCAGCGTTGGAATTTAACCACTCGTCATGCAGAGCTTTTGTCAGGGCTGGAATCTTGACATGCTCTTGGTCAGGCACTGCCGCACCTGTGTTGATGCTAAACCTTGTTGTTTCTGCTGAGTAGAGGAACGAGGTCAGTTGGTCAATGTGCGGATAGATTTTGTTGTACAGAGCGGGAACATCATCAGGGCCATTACCAAACAAGTAGAAAGAACGCAGAGATGCGTAATCTACTTTTCTTTCTTCACGGCTGACCAGACATTTCTCTATCAGGTCAAGATAAAAAAGTTCACGGTCAACTGGGTTCTTGGGTATTCTCATCGCTTCACCTGTAAGTTTTCGTGGTCATTCATAACCACAGACGCTCTTGGCCCTTGCAGGTCACCCGCTGCTTTGGGATTGATGCCGACCGATTCTCCATTAACAGACTTGAATTGTCCACCCATGACGGACTTCATGCTTATGTTTCCCCCGCCACCCCAGATGACGGAACTGCCTGGTCGGGTCTGAGGTGCATTATTTGAGTTCTGGGCTTGCATAGCGTCTGTCGCCTCTGCAAATTGCTTGTCAGTAAGCTTGTTCTTGCGTTTCATGTAGCCAGTTTGGTGTTCACCAGCCTTTGTGGACTTGATGTCCGTCATATCGTACTCAATAGCCAATTGTTTGAGGTTATTGTCGGTTGCAGATGTCTTTGCCGACCTTGTACCCACTGGTTTGAGGTGTACAACGGATAATTCCCCTTTGCAGTGCTTCATGGGGCATGTAGCCTCCCATGCTTCAAAGATTCCGTGGTTTGTGCAGTAATAGTCTCTCAGTATTCCCATTTTTACCCCCTTAGTGCTTCGTCAAGTGAAATTTCGCTGTAATCGTGCCTGTTTGTCATCCCAACCTTGATTTTTATGCCGTCTGACGTTACTTGTAGCCCCATTTTGGGCATAAACACGGGCTGAGATTCTTTCCTGTAGTCCACATAGCGGGTGTTGTCATGGCGTTTCATGACCTTCACGTTCCCTGCTTTCCACTGTTGATAGGCTTTACTGACCCTACGCTGGACGTTTTCGGTCAGTGGTTCACGGTTGTAAATGAATACATCGTGGAAATGCCCCGTACTTATGCCAGCAAGTTCGGCAAAAAGGGCAATAGAGATGCCTCTTTCCTTGTCTGCATAGAAGCGTTGCATGTGTTTTGTCAGTTCACGCTTGGATAACGGGGTCATATCTGTACTCCACTGTGTAACCTTGGGTTTGCAACCACAACATAAACTCTACTTCGCCATGCGATTTGGTTGGGTCAGCAGGGACAACAATGTGGTTAGTGCTTACTAACTTTCTTGTTTGGGCGTGGTGACCAAGCAACCCGCCAAAGTTAAAGCCATCTTCGTGAAACCCACGCCCGACATACTCCATGCTGAAGTGTTTGGCAATGTCATCAGGGCAATACTTGTATCCGTAGGACTGCAAGACGGGCTTCAAGATGGCTGAAAGTTGTGCATCCTCATTCCAGCCGTGTATTTCATTGCTATTCAAGTGCACGATGCCGTGTTTGTTACAGGCTTCCAAGAATCTGCGGCTACGCAGGGAGAAGCCACCGTTCTGGACAACCTTGACAGGCTCTGTAGCCTGAGTCCACGCAAACTTGAGGTATAGATGCCCATCACCAAAAGCGCAGTGCGAGGGTGCGCCTATGTAATCGTAGTCATAGTATTCGGGCTTGAAGTTCTTGCCGTTCAACACCCACCCATCATCTTGCACGACAAGGCAGTAGTCTGTCTCTATAAAGGCGTACAGGCTGTGCATCATGAAGAGGGAATACCCAAGGTAGTCTATGCCGTGACAACGCCTCCAGACTACATTGCTTGGCAAGTTGGGGGGTTCTTCT